CAGAACGATTAGGTAAAAGAAATCCATTTTTAGAAAAGTCAAGGAGGTTTGAAATTCCAGAAGAACTTTTAAAGCTAGAAGGTTTTATGGAAAAAGATATTGCTCATATTTCAGGTGTATATTTTAATAAGTCTGCAGAAAGAATAGCTTCAGCAAAAAACTTTGGACCAAAGGAAGAGTATATAACAGGAGCAGCAACAGCATTAACAAACATAGGAAGAGAAGCTGATGCTAAGTTATTAATACAAGCTCATCAAGCAGCAACAGGAAAAATAGAGTATGACCCAAAATATAATTGGGATATAAATACTAAAAATTTATTAAACGATATGACTAATATACAAGTTGCAACAAAAATTGGTTTAGGTTTTTCTGTAATACCTAATATGTCTCAAACATTTATTTCAACTGCTTTGAAAACTGGGTATGGTCCTATACTAAATGGTTGGTTAAAATATAAAACACAACCAGAGTACAAAAAATTAGTTGACTCTATGGCATTTGACTACAAAGAAATATTTAATGCTGGTTTTGGAACTGATGTTGGCAGTCGTTCAGCTACAGGGAAGTTTGCTCAATTTACATTAGAAAGAAACTTAGGTGTTGGTTTTATTAAAAATTTATCATTCAATAAAATAAATGAAATAAACTTTAAAACATCTCAGATAGGTGCAATTGAATATTTAAAAAAACAACAAGATGTTTTAAACAATAAAGGGATAGAGGGTTTAAGAGGTAAGGCATTTCAAAGGTATAGAAAAAAAGCAATAGAAGAATTGCAGAATGCAGGTATTAATAAAGATACTAATATAAATTTAGCTAAAGAAAAAGGTAAGACTGCATCTAAAGATACTTTAAAAAAACTACAGAGCTATAGTTTTAATTTTGCAAAAGATTATCAATTACAAAGAAATGTTTTAAAAGACCCCTTGTTTATGAACGACCCAAGGTGGAGACCATTCACATTGTTTAAACGATTTGGATATAGACAGTTCACCTTACTGCAAAGAATTATGAGAGAAGAAGCTAAAACAAATCCAGAAGTTATCTTAAGATCAGGTGTTGCAGGTTCAGCTTTTGTTTTACCCGCAAGAGAAATGTTATCTGATTTATTTTCTGGTGAAAACATTATGTCAACAGATTATACAATACCTCAGATAATTTCACAGTCTGCAAAAGAAAGTCCTAAGGAAGCTATCAAGCAAATAAAGTTTGATGACATTGTAAATTCACTTGCTGCAGTTGGAGCTGCTGGTATGGTTGGAGATATGCTAGCTTCAGAAAGTCCTACAAGATTAATGGACCAATTAAAGTTTCAGCTAACTCCTGTAATGATTGATAACCTAAATGATATCTTTACTCTTACTCAAAAGTTTTTAGAAGATGTTCCTGAATTTGGAATTGCTGGAGCAACAAGAAGAACTCCAAAAAATATAGCACCTATTATTGGTGGAGTTGGAACTAGGCTAGGAAAAAGACTAGAGACAGATAGACAAAAAGCAGGAAGAGTTAAGTCTATTAAGTCAAGAACTGTATCAAATGTATTAGATTTATTAATTGAAAAAGATACTGTGGCTGCTAAAAGGCTTATCAGACAATACAATGATAGTTACGGTTATGTAAATCCTATAACTTTTGATAATGTTTCTTATGATAAAGTAAGTAAAAAGTATATTAATAAACTAATTAAAAGAAAATACCCTAATTTAAATATTTAATTTAATTTTTTAAAAAAAAGTATGTCTAAAATCAATGACATTTAACTTTCTTTTCTTTTTTAATACTAAGATAGGTTATACAAACAACTATTCATATAACCTATTCTATATACCTTAAATAAGATTTGTACTTTTAAAAGGGTAAATCAACCTCTTCTTTAGGTTTTGACTCTACAGGTGGGGGTGATGGAACACCAATCGGCTTTGCACCATCTTCTTCAGCATCTTTTATTACAAAGCTAAGGTAGTCATTACCATTTTTATCTTGGTTTACCCAAACTGCTACATCTCTTTCCTCACCATATAGCATTTGTTTTTTGTTGGTATACTCTGGTTGGTTTTCATTTTGTTTATAAGTGTTTTTAAACACTCTTACTGTTTGTTTTTCACTCATTAGGAACTCCTTGTTATTAAATTTTTACAGGTAGTGATGGGATGATGGGAACAAAGGTAATCCCATCTGGGGTTTCCCTGGCAATAACACGAACCGTTTAAACACTACCTGTTTCATTATTTATATTTGCTAATGCTAATTTTTTTAAAAGAAAAAATATATTTGCAGGTAATGATATCATTAAATCACCTCTGTCTGCTCTAAAGAATACACCTTCTTCTTCTTTCTCTGGCATAATCCAATCTGGTATAGATTTTCTTCTTTTACAACCATAAAATTTATTGTCAATTTCTACATCACCTTGCTCGTGTTGTGCTCCACCCCTGTCTCTGTTAAATGCTTCAAAGTCAAAGTCTCTAGCTAGATTTACTACTTGTCTTTGTAGTTCTGCTCCCCTTTGTCTGTTTCTTCTGCCCATCTGTACTTTTTGTGGATTCTTTTGCTTCATTTTTTAACACCTCTAATCTTTCTTTAACATGCTTTTCTAGGTTTGCTGCATCACCTTTCATTTCAATATACATTCCTAATGTATTTTTTATTTCAACAACTGTTCTTTCTAAGTACCTTACATAGTTGTAGGTATCAACAGAAAATTTACCCAGTTCTTTTATTGTTGGTTTTCGTTTATTTTTGACCATAAATTTTAAAGTTGTTTAAATATTTCCAATCAATAACATAATATCTAAATCCATTGTCATGGTATTGACCTGTTGCAAAATTGTTTTTTAGTTTAATATCTCTGTATAAATCTTCAAATGGTAAGATAACTGCAACTCCTTTATTAAAGTCATATGCATAAATCATTACAGGTAATACTTGCATCCACCATTCATAACTTTCTAAATCTTTCATCTTAAGTTTAAACTCATCATTAAAACCTTTAACTTCTACAAAGGTTGCTTCTTTATTAATGGCTATGTAGTCTGGCATAGACCTAAGTTTAGGTGGTATCTTTACAAATAAGTCCTTTGGAAATGCTTCATTCTTTTCATCAAAACCTACTTTTTGATAATAGATGTTTCTCATTTTAAAAAACTCTTCTGCTTTTACTTCAGCAACATTCAAGTTCTTATCATTTCTTTCATGATATCCTTTTAGTGCATCTTTTAATTGAAATAAATCACTCATCTATTCAAACAATTCGTGTAATAATGTAAGTGGAAACAGTATTCCTCTTGAAGTCATATCATCACCACCTTTTACATTTTTAGGTATTTTACCTTCTTTTATTAATCTTTTTAAGTTTTTCTTTAATTTTTTTGTTTGCAAAATAATAGTATTATAACCTTTCTCTTCTGTGTATAAGTTTATTACCCACCACTCTGCTTGTGTAACAGCCAAACCACTAGATTTTCCTCTGCTTTCATATTCAATATAAATATTACCTGTTCTATTCCAAATATCTATTTCTGTTTTTATTTCTATTTCTGTTGTTTCTTTAGAACAAAGAGAAAGAAAGTGTAGTTCACCTAACTGACCTTTGTTTAAACTTACATCAAACTTATTATCATTATTTAGCTTGATTTGTTCTCCTTTTCTTTTATTAAAAGGTCTAAATATTTTCTTGCTTTGTATAAATCTTCTAAACCATTTTTATATTTATATCTAACAATGTATTTAATAATATTACCTTCACAAAAATCCATACACCAACTTAAAATAAATTCAGTAACCTCTATTCCTTTTGTGTAATATACAGGATTTATTACATCAAGTATTTTTTTAGTGCTACTCACACTTTTCACAAACAAATTCTCTTTCATTTAATTCTTCTTCTATTTTTGGTTGTGGTAAGTTTGGTCGTTTCTTATCAAGATTTTCATTTATAAACCAGTCTCTTGCACCTTCTAAAATCCTATCATAATCTTTTATAAGGATATCAAGATTATTAAGTTCATTGTTCTTATCATCTCTAGCAAATTTTAAACACGCTAATATTTTATTACCTTCAGCATAACTTGATTTAGTAGTTATGATACATTCATTTAAAGTATTACTCATTTGGCAAATCCTCACCTGCGTA